ACAATTTCTACAAAAGGAAATTGGCTATTGTTTTCAATAGTAAAATTCATGCGATTATCTGACATCAGATTTCTCCTTTTATGTCTTTTTGAGGAGGCTAGTTTATTGTCTCTCTTGGCCACTTAGCCTATCTATCACGATTATAGCACTGGTAAGTTTTTTCTTTAAATCTAAAGCAAATCTCTTATGAAAACACCCTCTTTAAGACTTCCCCAATCGTTGTCACACCAATGATTTGAATATTATCTGGAACTTTGAGGCCGTTCAGAGAATTTTTAGGAGCGTAGACTTTGGTAAATCCAAGCTTCGCAGCTTCATTGATGCGTTGCTCGATACGATTCACGCGCCGAATCTCTCCAGTCAAACCTAACTCTCCTACAAAGCATTCTTGAGGATTGGTAGGCTTGTCCTTGTAACTCGAAGCAATAGCCACTGCAACGGCTAAGTCAATGGCAGGCTCGTCTAGTTTGACACCACCAGCAGATTTGAGATAGGCATCTTGATTTTGCAAGAGAAGCCCTGCACGTTTTTCTAAAACAGCCATAATCAGACTCGCACGATTGAAATCAAGCCCTGTCGTCGTACGCTTGGCATTTCCAAACATGGTCGGTGTCACCAAAGCCTGAACCTCCGCCAAAATCGGACGTGTCCCTTCCATAGTTACCACGATGGATGAACCAGTCGCCCCATCCAAACGCTCTTCTAGGAAAACTTGACTCGGATTGAGCACCTCAACCAAGCCACCTGACTGCATCTCAAAGATGCCAATCTCATTGGTCGAGCCAAAACGATTTTTGACTGCTCTCAAGATACGGAAGGTATGGTGGCGTTCCCCTTCAAAGTAAAGTACTGTATCTACCATATGCTCCAACATACGCGGACCAGCCAGAGTACCTTCCTTGGTCACATGCCCTACGATAAAGATGGCAATGTTATTAGTCTTGGCCAGCTGCATGAGCTCAGCTGTCACCTCTCGCACCTGAGACACAGACCCTTGCACACCTGAAATCTCAGGAGACATAATAGTTTGTATAGAGTCAATGATGAGAAAATCTGGTTGGATGCGCTCCACCTCAGCTCGAACGCTCTGCATATTTGTCTCTGCATAGAGATAAAACTCGCTATCAATATCCCCCAAGCGCTCTGCACGGAGTTTAATCTGCTGAGCAGACTCCTCCCCACTGACATAGAGAACAGTCCCTACTTGGGACAGCTGAGTCGATACTTGTAAGAGAAGGGTTGATTTCCCGATTCCTGGATCCCCACCGATGAGGACGAGACTTCCTGGTACCACTCCGCCTCCAAGCACACGGTTGAATTCCTCCATATCCGTCTTTGTTCGATTGACATTGATGGAAGTCACCTCAGCCAGTTTCATAGGCTTGGTTTTTTCACCTGTCAAAGACACACGCGCATTTTTGACCTCTGCAATCTCAACTTCTTCAACAAAAGAAGACCAAGCTCCACAGTTTGGACAGCGTCCTAGATACTTAGGTGAATTATATTCACAATTTTGACATACAAATGTCGCTTTTTTCCTTGCGATGATAAACCTCTTTCTAAATTTCTACCTCACACTCAATTACTTGGCAAAAATCAATCTTCTCGTCTGGTACAAATTGGCGCATGAGCATTCGATGAGCGACAACTAGCACTGTCTGGTAGTCCCGGTACTTTATCATAGTTTCCAAAAAACGCGCCTTCATCTCTTCAGCTGTCTCATACTGAATAGGACTGTTAGGAAGCAACTCCCCCTTGTTTTCTAAAAACAGAGTACGTGCTTTTTCAAAATTCTCTATACCACTTTCGTAAACCTGCCACTCATGCAATAAAGGTTCTACTCTTAAAGGAAGATCCGTAGCACAAGTAAGATAAGAAGCCGTTTCTAATGCTCGCGTCACTGCAGAAGACACCAGTATATCAGCTGAGCCAAGCAAAGGATTTTGGCAAAGTTCCTGAGCTTGTCGCCTTCCTTTCCCAGACAAAGGTGCTAAATCCATCCCAAAACCTATATAAGAACGTTCCTCTAACTCACGGTAGTCTGGCTCTCCATGACGTACAAATATAATTTTCATCTTAGTGCCCAGTCGAACCAAATCCACCTGTCCGAACACCGTCTGCCTCGTCTCCATCCGCAATTAAGAAAGGCGCAAAGACAGCCTGAACCACACGTTCCCCAACTTCAAGAACCACTTCCTGGTCCGTAATATTTTTCATCTGAGCAAAGATATGTCCCTCATTCCCAGGATTGCCATAATAATCCCCATCAATAACGCCAACAGAGTTAATCAAGACTAGACCCTTCTTACGAGGGTTTGAAGAGCGATCATAAAGGTAGAGGACCTCAGTTGGTTGCATATAAGCCTTAACCCCTGTCGGAACTAAGACAATCTCTCCTGGCGCAATCACCGTACGCACGGCAACCTTTAAGTCATAGCCAGCTGCATGCGCTGTCTCACGCTTGGGCAACAAATTTTCATCTGTAAAACTCGAAACCAATTCAAAACCACGAATTTTCATATTTTTCTCTTTTCTATTATCATTCATTCTAGGCTATTTTATCTTATTTATTCGAAAAAAGCACGAAAAAAGAGCACACAACAACTCAAAAGAGTTGAGCCCACCCTTGAGCACGTTGTATGGCAAACTAGATACCCATACCGATTTAAAATGAGGGTTGATATTCTTCTGAACATTAAAGGGCATCTGTTCCCCCCTTTACTTCATCTATTCACTCATCGACAATATGGATTGTTTCACTAAATCCTTTCTCAGTTTCAGCACGCTCTCTATTTTCATGCTTGAGTACTTTGATTCTCTCTTTCTGCTCTTGTATATCGTACCTATCCTTAGTATTTGTCAGCTTGACTATGTTCTGAGTCGCTTTTTGATTTCCTTTTATCGCTTGTTGATTGGTTGCAAAGGCTAGCAAAGCCTCGTTGTTGCCAGCCATACCCATCTCCTCAAGTTGTTTCTTGATTTTACTATCCGTCACATCCAAAGATAAGAGAGTTTCAAATGCTTTTTTTAGATCAGCTTTTTTTCTTCTTGCTATGCCAGATGCTTTACCTCCTTTTCTTTGGAGTTCTTTCTGTTCCTCCAAACTTCGTTTGTTCATAGGAGTTAAATTTTTAGTTCCATCTCTAGGCAATTTCCACCCTCCTTTCAAACAAAAAAATCACAAGCATTTTATACTTATGATTTCATTGTATATGGTAAAAAGAGGGTATTTTTACGCTGTTTTAAATATTAGATAACAAAAAAAGCCCCAATTAAGGGGCTAAGATGTAACGTAGTAGCCCGGATTCGAACCGGAATCTCCTCCATCAAGGCGTAATCCCTATATACTACTCCCTACGTTTCTTAATGTGATTATACCACTCTTTTTTGACTTTTTCAACAAGTTTACGCTCTTTTGGTGTCAAATTGGTTGCTCCCTTTTTGCTTTTCTCATGTTCTGCATGATTATAGCCGTGATGAGCATGTGGTTTCATACCTTTATGCACATGATCTAAGTCAATTTGCTTATTACGCTTATTTTTTGCATCAAAATAAACAATACTCTTGGGTGCATTTTTGTTCTTGTCGATGAGCACATAAACTCTACCTTTTGTCATCGTTTCCATCGGGGACTTTTGTGACCCTTGCTCATTTTGAGTAACAAATTTTATATTGCCTACTTTATGTACTGTTTCATACTCTGTGCCATATTTCTTCTTTTTATCGCTCATTCCGGAGCTTGCTCCTCTACCACCCATTGTTTAAACTTCTTTCTATCAATACTTGTACCAATCCCATTCATTAGAATTAACTACTCTTGATAACTTCACATTATATCCTTTAGCATATTCACCTATAATTTTACCAATATCACTTTTTGATTTTTTATCTAGGTTCTTATACCCCTTTTGGTTCGCCCATTTTGCTATAACATATTCCTCTCCATGAGCTAATATACCGTTAGTTAAACTTCCATTTTTTTGAAACATTGTAGCAAACGACTTAGCACCTCTAGGAGTGTTTTCTTTTCTATAAGCATGACTGCTAAAGTTTTTAATTTCTTTTGCTCTATCAAAAGAGTTTTTTCTCTCGTTTTTGGGGGTTGATTTTGTTTCCTCACGTTTCAAATAACCAGCCTCAATGAGTTTTTTTCGCTCAACCCTTGTGATTCCGCTTGAGCTATTATGAATCTTCTTTTTATGGTTTTCATACTTTGCTATGATTGATTTAACACTTGCTCCACGTCAAACAATAATTTACCCCTTTTCTTTTATTCATATGAGTAAGCATAACCGTATTTCTTAGCGCTTTTCTTGAGCCACAAGTCAGCTCCCTTATTGTAATCTTTTGTAGTAAACCGTGTCTTACTGACTACTTTATCAAAAACCTTATCATCAAAGGGTAACACCTTTTGTAGTTAGATAAGTTTTTTAGCTGTTAGTCACAACTAACATATTCATATTATTTTCCGATGCAAAAGTGTGCAAGTCTGTACTTGAAAAATTACCTCCGCTTAGATGGTTATGGATTGAGGTAAAGCCTCCAAAAAATAGGCAAAATAATGTAGGTCTTGCTGCCTTGAGTTACAAAGAAGATATAGACTTTTCAAAAATACAATCCACATAAGGCATACATACGATTTTAGACTTAAAAAGAGAACTGCACCAAAGACGGCTAAATCAGATAGAATTATAACTGCCCCTCAAAAGTGTTAGATATTATCAAAGAGCAAATTATAGAGAGTACAAAAAACAGATTTGATACTGATTCTATTTTTATCAACACTATGGGAAAGCAAATAACAAGTGCTAGGGTTATTATACCTTTAAAAAATCATGGTAAAAAGCTAGGTATTGACAAAAATATCACTACTCACATGTTTAGGCATTCTCATATCTCTTTACTTGCTGAACTAGGCATCCCGCTAACTGCTATTATGGATAGGGTAGGCCATTCTGATTCAAAGACAACACTTGAAATTTATTCTCACGTTACCCCAAAAATGGTATCAGACATATCTAATAAATTAGAAAAGATAAAACTATAAACTTTGCCCCTTTACTGCCCCTTTTCTTCTCGATAAGATAAACAAAATCCCTTTAAACCATTGATGTTAAAGGGTTTGTTTTATGCACGAAAAAAGAGCACACAATTCACACTCGCTTAGGGCTGCTGGATTCCTCCCCTGACCCGCTTCACGCAGAACTGTTGCTCCACTGTTTATTATACCACATTCTCCTCTATTTTTAAAGAGAAATTATTTTTTACGTCTATTACGGAAAAAATCCTGCATAATCCCTGCGCACTCATCCTCTAAAATCCCCGTTTCAACCTCTACACGGTGATTGAGACGTTCATCCGTCAAGATATCGTACAGACTTCCAGCTGCACCAAATTTCTGATTTTTAGCCCCGTAGACTACCTTTGGAATGCGGGCAAGTCCAATCGCTCCACTACACATAACACAAGGTTCAATGGTCACAAAAAGCGTACAATCAAGCAGGCGCCAACTTTCTTCACTCAGGTTCGCATTCTCTATAGCCATGATTTCTGCATGCATAACCGCCCGTTGCAACTCCTCGCGCGCATTATGCCCCCTACTAATGATTTCTCCATCCTTGACAATCACACAACCAATTGGAATTTCATCGTGTTCTAAGGCAATCTCAGCCTCTCTCAAAG